CTACGAAATCGACCCGGCGTCGCGGACCTTCTTCACGTAGTCGATATCATCGGCCAGCTCGCCGGTATGCTGCACGACCTGCAGCCTGGTGGCCCACTCCTCCACTTTGCCCAGACGGGCGTCGAGGCGCACGAGCACGGTCACCAGCTGCTGGTCGGTGGCAGCCGGCAGCGGTGCACCGGCAGCCGGCAGCGGTGCACCGGCAGCCGGCACGTCGTTACTGGTGGCGCCACCGTCGCGGTAGCCGCGCTGGCGTTTTACCTCCAGCCACTGCTCTACCTGCGCCACCTGTGGGTCGGCCCGCATCCACTCGGGAATCACGTACTCGTTCTCGTGTACCACGCCCGCGATGGGGTAGCCCTCCGCATCGAGCAGCTTGCCGCCGGCACTCACGTTCAGGCCCGAGCCGGTCGCGCCCCCCTGCCGAAAACCCAGGCCCAGGATCTTGGCAATAGCAGCCCCCGCCCCGGCCGTAGCCATGGCGTTGGCCCCGAACGTGTAGGCCGCCCCCAGCGGCACCGAGGCCGGTGGAAACAGGGCCGAGATTTTGGCACCGGCTTCCGCGTTGGCCGCGTACTGCTTGGGTACGCTCATCCCAATTTCGGCAATAGCCAGCGTTTTCTGCGCCGCAACGGCCACTTTGTAAAGCAGCGTTTTCTTACCCGTCAGCTCCATCAGGGCCGCCAACTCATCCGAATTCAGCACCCGGCGGGCGGCCGCCAGCAGCTTCTCGGCTTTGTACATGGTCTCATCCGTGCCCCGACGCTTCTCCGCGAAATCGGCCTGGCCCTTCAGCCGCTCGGCGTTGGCCTTCATGTACTCGGCCGAGCCCTCGCCGCTTTTCTCCTTAATCAGCGCCAGCTCCCGCTCAGCCGCGGCCTGCTTCACGGCGTACACCGCATCCTGGTAGGCCCACTCGTCGAGCGTGCCGTTGGCCAGCTTCAGCTCCAGTTCGGCCAGACGCTGCTCAGCTTCTGCCTCATTCAGCGCAATCCGAGCATCGAGTTCCTCCTGCTTTTTCTTGGCCGACTCCTCATCGAACTTCGCCTGCAGCTCGCGCAGCTGCAGGTCGCGCTCCTCCATGATGGCCTGCACCCGGTCGGTGTAGTCCACCTCCAGCCCGGTGAGCTTGTCGACCTGATCAGAGGCCGACTGGAAGATTTTAGCCCGCTGCTGGTCGCGCCGCTGCAGCTCGTCGTTGTAGCCCTGCCGGTCCAGATCAGCCCGCAGCGTGTCGCGGGTCTGCAGCATCACCAACTCCTCCTCGACCAGCTTTTTCAGCGCGTCTTTGCGCTGCTGCGCATCCTTTTTCTCTTCAGCCTCGCGTTCCTTCCGGGCTTTTTCGCGAGCCGTCTGCGCCGCTTTGGCTGCTTTTTCCCGCTCGGCGGCCGTCGTGCCGTCACCGCCGGCGGAGGGCTTATCCGGTTGCTCCGGATCCGCTCCTGCCTCGGGAGTGACGGCGTCGGGCCGGGCATTGTGTACTTCGTTAAACGCCTTCAGGTAGGCGCGGGCCGCCACGCCGCCGATGGCCGCCATTTCGTCGGCCGCCCCCGAGAAGTCACCGCGCATGATGGCCCGCCACGACTTGCCCACCTGCAGAAACGAGACCTGCGCGGAGGCCATAAACCCCTCAAAGAATGCCGGCGCATCACGCAGCATATCGAAGAGCAGCCGCAGCGGGGCAATCATCACGTAAATAGCCGACCTGGCCGGCTCCGACTGTTTCACCCACTCCATCAGCCCCTTGGCAATCATGCCAAACCCCTCGTACACCAGACGCGTGGGAATAAACAGCAGCCGCAGAACCGTGCCCAGCCCACTGGCTATATCCCGGGCCAGACTGCCCTCCTTGCTGACCAGGCCCATGCTCTCGCCCAGCGCCAGAAATTCGGCCCAGACCTGCTGCACCGGCGCGGCCAGTTCCTTGAACGTGGCGGCCAGCGAGGCCAGCAGCGTGTAGAGGAACGTCATGGCCCCGTTGCCCAGCACTTCGATGCTGGTGCCGGTGCCCTCAAACTGCTTAGTCAGCTCGTTTTGCGCGCCGGCCAGCTCCTGCTGCGACGCCAGCAGGAGCTGCTGCTGCTGCACGTATGGATTGGTCTGGTCGATGAGCGTTTCCACGCCCCCACCCACATCCTTCAGCGACTGCAGATACTCCAGTCCGGCATCTTCTCCCGGCCCGCCGAACACGTCGGCAATGACAGTCTGCAGCTGCGCGGCCGGGATTTTGGTATCGTTCATCTGCGCCGACACCATCTGCAGCGCCTGCACCGAGCTGATGCTGCCGTCGTTGATGCCTTTGAGCAGCTTCTGCGTGAATTCCGGGCCGAACGCGGCATCCAGCGCCTCGCCGGTGGCTTTGGTCTGCTCGCGGATGCGCAGGCCGAATTCCTTCACCACGTCGGCCCCCTTGTCGGAGAACACGCCATCGGTCTGCGACTTGCTCACGATGGCCACGAATTCCGACGCTGACACGCCGGCCGCCTTGAACTGCGCGGGGTACTCTTCTACCTGGTCGAGAAACTCGCCGTTGATGTCGGCCCCCGCAATGAACCCCTGCTCGATCAGCTTGAGGGCCTGCTGCTGCGAGATGCCCATCTGCTTGCTCAGCGCGTTGCTGGCCACCAGCACCTCGTTGTATTCCTTGCCGAAGGTCTGGCTCAGCGCCCGCACACCCACGGTCAGCCCATCCAGCTCCTCGCCGGTGGCGCCGGTCAAACTATTGATCTGAGCCCGCATCTGGCCCATTTCTTTGGTAGTGGCAATCACCTCCGCGCCCAGCTCCTTGACCATGTCCAGCGCCGCCTCGGCCCCAACGGCCACGCCGGCGAAGGCCAGCGCGTCCTTAAAGGTGAGGCCCTGCTGCGTGGCCTCCCCCATTTCCAGTTTCACGCCTTCGATGCGCTCCTTCAGCTCCTGGTAGTCCTTCAGGAGTTTGGCCCGTCCCGGGTCGTTGGCGGCCACCTCATCGAGCTGCTTTTCCAGCTGAGCGGCCGCGGCCTTCATCTGCCCGAACGTGGCCTCCACTTTCTGGCCATTCAGAATAACCTCACGGTTTTCGGCCGAGAGCTTACGCTGCGCTTCGGCTAGCTCCTCCTCGGTCTGAATAACCGTGCGCATTTCCGTGCGCGTGGCAGTCAACCGCTGATTCAGCCGCGCAAAATCATCCTGCAGCTTGGCCCGGCCGGGGTCGTCGGCAGCCATCTTGGCCAGCTGATTATTGAGCACGGCCGCGCCGGCCGCCATTTCCTTCAGGCTGGCGTTCGGCTGCTGCGCATCGACTACTATCTTAACCTTCCGCTCTTCGCTGTTATCTGCCATAGTCCGCCATTGCAGCCTGCAGGCTGTTTATTTTATCGTTGATGTCCAGCAATTCGTCGGCACACTGGCGCCACTCCGCTGTGCCCAGTGGCAGGCGTTTGAGCTTGTTGGTAAGCACGCCAAGCGTAAAGCGCAGCGTACTCATGCTCTCGTTTTTATCCGGTATGTTCTGCATGTTGAGTTACCTTAAAAGTTAAGTGTGACATCCTGCGCCGGCAGCGCGTCGGACACGGCGCTGATCAGCAGCGTGCCGTGCAGCTCGCTCATCAGCTCGGCCAGGCGTTTGGTCTGGTAGCCGATGGCTTTCGGGTACCACGGCTTGGCTTTGCGCTGCCGGCGCTTCAACTGGCCACGGGTGTTGCGAATCCTCTCGTAGCCATCATCCCCACGACGCACGCCGGCGCCCATGCCCCGGCCCACGCCCATATCCACGAACTTGCCGTAGAGCGCATAGCTCAGCTGCAACTGCAGCCGGCCGCTGGCCGAGCCAATCACCTGCTTTTTAAAGCTGGCCATCAGCGCGCCGGTATTTTTAATGCGCAGCTTGCGCATGTTTTCGATGAAGTTGGTGACCGTGATATCCAGCCACTGCTCGGCCAGTTTGAGCTGCGCCTGGTTAAGTTGCTCTTCGGTCATAGCGCGATGTTGCGGTAAGTGAAGCGGGCCGACTCCAGCCGGCGGCCCGTAGGCACGCTCAGGCTGACTTTCTCCCACAGGTATTTGCGGTACCCGACCATTTCCTTGCGGCCGGGCTCCAGGGCCAGCAAATCCGACACCCGGAACTCCATGGTGCGCTCCTCTTTGCCGGCAGCCGAGAGGAAGTCCAGCCACGGCTGGTGCGCCTGCGCGTACAGGCCCTGCGGCCCGGCCCAGTGCAGCGTGCTCTGCCCCACCACCGCGCCTTGGGCATTGCGGTTGAGCGGGGAGGCCAGCGGGTAGGGCTGCCCGCCCGAGTCCGGCTGCAGCCCGTGGTCGAGCAGTAGCAACAGGCCCAGTCGCGAGTCGTCGCCCAGCTCAAACTCCTCGCCGGCACCTTTGCCCTCCAGGCGCGGCACCAGCAGCTCAGTACCGCGCACCGGGTCGGCGACCAGGCCCACATGCAGGGTGCCGGCAGCGGGGCCGAGCTTCTCCTTACCGGCCCCGAGCAGCAGCCGGCTCCAACTCGTATCGAGCGTTTTGTTTAGTTCGTCGTTGGCCAAGCGCATTTCCAGCGTGTAGCCCTGCGCGGTGGGTGGGCTGAAGCGGGCCGCGCCGCCAGCCCGGTGCACGTAGGCCTGGTCGGCCACGATGTCGCGCAGGCGCGTCACGCGCAGCTCACGCCGCACCGCGTCGAAGCTGTAGCCTAGGCCCAGCAGCTGCTGCAGGGCCACCAGAAACTCCCCCACGTTCATATCCGGCACGTGCTGGTTGAGCTGCACGGTGGCGGCCCCCCGCCGCAGTGCCCGGTCGGAAACGACGATGAGCTTTAGCGCCTCCGCCTCCTGCGTCCAGGGCCCGCTGAGCGAGTAGCCCACGGCCGCCAGCACCCGGCGCAGCAGCGGAATCAGGCGCGGAAACGGCACCAGCGGCGACTCCGCCGACGGGGTGTACTGGCCCGGGAAGTGGTTCAGCCAGCCGTTATAGGGCGGGTTTTTATCCCCGAAAAACGACTCGTTGCGCACGAGCGGCAGCGCGTAGTCGGCATGGTCGTAGCGCAGCTGCAGCAGCACCGCGCCCAGATCCAGGCTGCGCAGCGACACGCCGTCGATGCGGCTCTGCAGATCGGCGGCATCGGCCAGGAACTTGTACTGAAACACGCCCTGGCCCCGCCCCTTGCTTTCGTCGAACGACTCGTACACCAACACGCCCACCCGCCAGAGCAGGCCGTCGATGTAGAGCTCGGCCGGCTCCGGGGCCGGCACCTGGCCCTGAGCGGCGCGCAGGTGCGGGAAGTTGAGCTTGCGCATCGTGTCCTCCGTGCCCGCGATGCTGAACGGGTAGGTGGTGATGCCCGGCACCGAGGTGAAGCCGAAATACGGGTTACCGATTTCCAGCGAAACGGCGCTGCTGGCCAGATGCAGCTCGCCGGCAGCACAAGTGAGGCGGATCATGGCAGCAGCTGGTCAAAGGTGGGCAGCTCGCCGCCGGCCGCCGGCAGGCGGGGCGTGAAATTCCGCTCACGGGGCAGGTAGAAGTCCAGCTCCAGCGAGTTGACGTACTTGCCCTCCTCCGTCAAGGGCACCGTTTTGGCTTTCACCACGCCCGGCCGTAGCTGGCCGTGCTGCACGAGCAGTACCTGGCGCGAGAGCAGCAGTTCCTGGTGCTCGAGCATCTGCTGCTGCGTGCGCAGACCGCTGGCCAGCTTGAGCAGCGGCCGCAGCACCTTGTCCTGCACCTGCGTGTCACCCAGCTGCGGGTCATAGTCCCAGGCCAGGCTGCGCTCCACCTCGTCGCCGGTTACCTCCACGTCCAGCACGGCCTCGCCGGTGGCCACGAACGTGTCCACGCCGCCCAGCGAGTTGCGGTAGAGCAGGTAGCGGCGCGGGCCCACCGGCCACTCGCGCACGTAGCGGCGCACCGGCGACACGGCCTGGCCGTTGGTATCCGCCAGAAACACCTCCCAGGCCGTCACGGTGCGCTCGGCCTGATCATCCAGGCCCAGCTGCGCGAAGCCGGCGGGCAGGTTCAGCACCTCCCCGCGCACCACCGGCTGCGTAAAGCCGGAGGGGGTGAGCAGCGTCGTGCTGCCGTCGCTGAAGTATACCTTCACCTTCTGCTGCAGCGACGCAAAGGAGGCCAGCACCAGCCAGCTCAGAAATTCCGGCTGGTCAGCGGCCGCATATACCGTAGACGGCTGCCAGGTCAGGAACGGCCGGCGGGCGGCGGCATAGCTGGCCCAGTTGCCGGAGCGGGCCTCGTGGAAGCTGAGCCCGCCGAGCTGCACGAAATGCACGGCCGACACGCTTACCGCGTCGCGGGTGGGCGGGGTGCCGTACTTGGGGGCTGTGCGTAGGAAAAACCGCTTGAATACGTCCGTGCGGCGCTCGATACCGGTCTGAGCCAGGTTCGGCACGGCCGGCTGCAGAAAGGGCGAGAGCAGCTCCTGCACTTCGAACACGGTGCGGCCGTCACGGCTGGCGGGCTGCTCGAGCACGGTGGCCACCGGTGTGAACAGGTTGCTGCCATACTCCTGCTCGACGTGCACTTCGCACACGAACGAGAGGTTGGGCATGCCGGCTGGGTCTTCGCGGTAGGCCTCGCCGGCGTCCTGGTGCTGGTAGATGGCGTTGCGCGAGAAAAACAGCTGGTAGCTGAAATACGACACAGTTACTTCCCGCACGCAGCCCAGACTGTCAGTGACGGTACACGTGCTGGTGCCCTCCACCAGATCGTCGCGTTGGGGACGCGTGTCGCCGTCGTTCCACAGAAACGAGTACGGTGCTACTCCCCCGCTGACCACCAACTCCACCTCGCTGCTGAGCTGGCGCACTTCCACTTCCAGGCGCGGATTCTGGCCTACCACCACGTTTTCGAGTAGCAGCCAGGCACCGCTTTCGTGCGTGATGAGCACCGAATACGTGCCAGCACGCATAGCGCCCCGGTCGGCCGTCGTCGCGCCGTCGCTCCACAGGTAGGTGTAGCTGCCACCCGGGCTGTCCGGGGCCAGCGTGAGGTCAATCAGGCCCACGGCCGTGCCGAAACAGTCGCAGCCGATAACAGTGGCCGTGGCATCCACGAACTGCGCCAGCGGGGCCAGGCCACCGGCACCATCATGGTAGTAGCGCGTGAGCGTGTTGCCGTTGACCTGTGTGCTGATCAGCACCGACGGATCGAGGCTGACGTCGGCCGGCGGCACGTCCGGTACCGGCGTCAGGTACACGCGCTGACGGCGCGGCTCGGTGGTAATAACAAGCGTGGCCGGGTCCACGATAAAGAGCGTGCCCAGCCAGTTGGTGTAGGAGTCAGGGCCGTCGCTGAACACTTCGCCCTCGTCCTCCCAGTGCAGATATAAGTCGATCAGAGCCATTAGATGAAGGCGGCGGGGTTATAGGTTAGCGCGGCCGTGGCCGGGTTGGTAAAGTCGAAGTCGAAGCGGGTGCCGTACCAGCTGCCGTCGCCGATCGGGCCGATGGTGTCGGCGCTGATGGACTTCTCGTCGAGGCGCACCTTCACTTGGCCGGCCAGCGCATGCAGCACGGCCGCCAGCAGCTGCTCGCCGGTTTCTTCGGTGGCGTCGATAGCCAGCTCGATGTCGTCCTGGGTGAAGTCTTTGGGCAGCTTCTGGAACACGTAGAAGGCCCCCGACCGGCGGCGCTGCCGGTTGTCGCCCCCGTTATCGAGGTACTGCGTGTGACAGCTTTCCACGACCAGCATCTGCGAAGTGGAGCCGGGCGCGTAATGGCGTCCGAGCTGCTTTTCGGCCATTTCAGCCAGGTCAACCTGCTTCTGAAATGGGTCGATACTGACCACCACGCGGGCAAAGCGCGGCACTTTGGGCGAGTGCTGAATTTTCTGGTGACGCGTGGCCAGGTCGCGGAACAGCGCGACGTACTGCGAGTGACGGAGCATTAGCGGGAAGAAGTGGAGTTGAGGTGCCGGGCCTCGCGGGCCAGGTCGCAGAGTTCGGCCAGCACGGTGCGCGCCGACTGCCGGGCGGTTTGCTCCAGCGGCCCGAACGTGTCGCCGGAGAGGCTGCGCAGCACACGGCCCCAGTCACCTTTCTGGTGGCGGCGGGTGTCAGTTTCGGCCGCTTCGAACACCTGCGGGAAGTCGGCCTGTAGCTGGGCCCGGCAGCCGCGGTACCAGAGGTAGATGCTCAGCTGATCCACCTCCGGCAGCCAGCGTAGCACGCGGGCGTGGTACTCGATGTTGTGCTCGTTGAAGGCTTCGCGCACGTCGCCGCTCCAGTCGGCGTCGCCGGGCCGGGGGCCTTTCCGGCGCGCCGGACGGTAGAGCGAGGCTATGAAGTGGCTCAACGCCTCCGGCGCCTGGTGCCGGGCATAGGCGCAGAAGTAGGTGTCGGCGAAGATGAACTCGCCGAAGCTCACGCCCGACAGGTTGTCGCCGGCGCCCATCCAGCGGCGCTGTTTGCGGTCCACTCTGGCCGGCAGGCGCAGCTCGGGCAGCAGCTGCCTAGTCAGGCGGTGCTCGTCGGAGTAGATAAAATCAGTGAGGCTATACAGCTGCTTGACCTGCAGCACGGGCAGGTCGGTGAGCAACTCGAGGGGCGCGCCGCTGACGATGCTCAGCAGCCGCAACCGGGCAGGCCAGAAGTGCTCCGGCCCGTAGAGCACGTGCACCACCTCGCCGAGCTGGGCGCGGGTGAGTTCGTTCCAGGTGCTGGCCGGCGTGAAGTGCCGGCTCCAGATTTCCAGTCGTTCCATGCAGCAAAACTGCCGCCGGCTGCCACGGTGAAAAAGGACACGAAAAAGCCCCGCTGGTGGGCGGGGCTTTTGTTGCAGTAGGCGGCCGTTTCGCTCCCTGCACGGGGTTGATTGGCGGGCCTAAACTAAGAAGCTTCGCTGTACTGGTCAAGTTTTCGCTCCAACCCAGCCACTACCTGAAGTAGCTGCTGCTCCAGGTTGCTGAGCGGCGCCAGGGGCGACAAACCGTAAGCTCCAAGAATTTCCAATCCTTCAATGGTGCCCACATAAACTGGTTCCGCCTTAGGCAGGCGCGGCGGCTTTTCCCGCTGCTGTTCCGATTTCTCTTCAGCGTCGCCAGAGTGCAAACGCCAGCCGTCGCCCGTACCGTTCGGGTCCGGGTCAGCAGTGGTGCGGCCGAAGCCGATGGGGTTCTTAGCCATGGTGCAGTCTTCAGCAAGCCGGGGAAATCGCTGCGAACATTCTGCACCACGCCAAGCGTGCACCGAAAGTGCGGATCATGCTTCCGCTCTACTCCCCGGCCGTTTTTTGAAGACGGCCAAGGCGCAAGCCTAGCATGATGTTCCAGAATGTTCGCATGACGAAGGTAGCAAAGCAAACCGCCCCGGCCAGCACGACCGGGGCAGTTTTATTTCAAAGTAGCCAGCGGCCGCGCACCAGCCGGTTCAGCCCGAGCAGTACGCCCACGACCGCCAGCACCCACCACGGAAATGCCCTGGTAGTGGTGGCGGTGGCCACCGCGCCCGAGCCCACGGCCACCGGTGCCTTAGCCTTGTCGATGCGCGTGGCGCTAGCCTCCTCCCCGACCGCCGTACTGCTTTTCTTGGCCGTGCTCACGGCAGTGGAGTTTTCGCCGGTGGCCACGGTGCTGTTCTTGATTTTCACCGATGCCGGCGCGTGGCCAGCGCGGGCTAGGTTGCGGGCCTGGGCCTTCTGCCACTGGCGCACCTGGCGCGGGCTGCTGCCGGCCGGCGGCGGTACCAGGTACGGGGGTAGCTGCGCCAGCGAGTCGCGCTGCAGCGGGCTGAGCAGCGAGGGCAACTGCTCCGGACGCGGCCGGCTGGTGGTGCAGCCGCTGAATAAGCTCAGTACCAGAACAGCCAGTGCGGTAACCATAAATGTTACCAGGCCATACAGAAAGAATAAACCTAGAAGTCGTCTCATACTTTTCCTCCGGGAATACCCAGCGCCTTGGCGGCTACCAGGAAGTGGTTCATGCGGTCCGCATAGCCGTTGGTCCCGCCGTTGATGCGCTTGGTGATGGTGTCGAAGAAGTTGCCATCCGCCATAGCGTTCAGGCTGCGGCTGTTCCAGTACCAGCCGGCCGATAGGGCTGCGAGGCGAGACGTTTCCAACAGCCACGGCTCAGCCTCCAGGTCCACGCCGAAGGCTCGGCCCAGTGCATAGTAGTTGGCCCGGCCTGTAATCTGGATCAGGCCACGGCCCCGAAACTTTACCCCGTCGCCCTTCTGGGTATTGCCGAGGTCTTTCCGGCCCTCATAGGCGGCTCCGCTGGCGTATTCGCGTACGGCATCCAGCCCGCAGGACTCGTGCCCGATCTGCGCCAGAAAGTGCGCCACACGAAGCTTCGTGTTGATGTTGTACTTGGCCAGCGTTTCGTTGATCGGGCCGAGGAACTTGTCGGCTTCCGCCGACGTGGTGCCCACCAGGGCGGCCATGAGTTGTGGTTTGGTAAGCTGCATTTGAACAGGTATTAAATGGAAACTTCACGTAAAGCGGGCGGTGCAGGAAGCGGCGGCAACTCACTCTCCAGCATTGGCTCAGGCGCGGCCGGCGCCAGCTCCTCGGGTGGCACTTTGCTGCGAAACGAGCCGGTTTCCTCCCAGTCCGTCATGCCCTGGCGCAGGAACTTGGGCATCGGCAGGCCCATGCCACCCAGCCCGCGAAGGTTCTCATCGATGCTCTTGGCTTCGATAATGAGGATGAAGAGGTAGATGGTGAACTTCACCCCGAGCGACATGTAGTCCGCCCAGGGCACGCGGCTGCCATCGATTTCGATGGAGCTGAACACGTGCGCCACCACGATTCCCACCCCGTAGTCGCGCAGCTTGGTGAACATCTGGCGCATCCCCCGCGAGTGGAAGCGGCCCTGCTTGAAGCTGCGAGCCATGCCCAGCAGCGTGTCAATCAGGAAGAGCACCATCAGGAAGCCCAGCGCGCTCCAGTCGTTGAAAATGTACTTCTGGAAGAGTTGTGCGGCCTTTTCCAGTGCCGGCGGTAGTAGTGGATGCATCAGAAAAAGCGGACAACTTTTGATTCAGCAGTATTGAGCGGCACGGCAGCCGCGTCGGGGGCGCGGTAGGGACCGAACTTGAAATAGGTGGCGTACCGGGTCGGTGAGGCCACGCGGTTGAGCAGCTGGCGCATCCGCTCCAGTAGCACGTCGGCCGTGCGCTGCGCCTCGAAGGCGCGGGCCTGCAGCAGCTGGTCGAGGCCGGCGTCGGCTTCCTTGGAGTTGGAGTCGTCGATGCGGGCAATCATCAGCTCAATCCCGTCGCCGGTGAGCCGCAGGCCCAGCTCGGGCACGGCGCGGGCCAGTGTGCACGCGGCCAGCGCCGGGCGGACGTACTGATTCAGCAGCGCCTCATTCTCCACCGTGAGCGTGCGGGTTCGCACCTGTTCGCGCAACTCGCTCAGGAAGTCGTAGCCCAGCTGCGGCTCCAGCACGAACAGCTCCTGCCGGCTGATGAGCGGGCGCAGGGCCTCGAACAGTGGCCACGACTCCTGGATGTTCTCGAAGTGCGAAAACTCCGCGGCCGAAGTCAGCAGCTGCCGGCGGTGGTTCTGGCCGGCTCCGGCCGCCCAGGCCTGCAGTTCCGGCGACGTGCTGTGGTTATCTTCCAGCCACTGCAGCAGCACGTTCAGATCGAGGTAGCCTTTGCGGGTCAGCGTTTTGCGCAGGTTGGTAATCTGCCACTGAAAGGCCGTTTTATGGGTTTCGGTGCTGACGATGTGGATACCCGTGTTGTCGAGGGTGACCTGCAGCTCGTCCAGGGCGCCGGCTACGCTAAGGCGCGCCAGCGGGGCCTGCACCAGGCGCAGCAGCTCGCCGGCCGGCGTGTCGGTTTCGGCCGTGGTGCCGGCCTCGTATTGCGCCTCCAGCCAGTGCAGCAGCGTGCTACCCAGTAGCGGCAGCAGCAGCTGCCTGCGCAGGCGCTCTTCTTCGCGCTGCACCGGCTCGGGCACCTCACGGGCGTCGAGCGTCACGTAGCGGCGCAGTTCGTTACTTGTCTTCAGCAGGCTCAGCATCATCGGGATTGCCGCCGGTGGCGGTGTTTGTGTTGGACTTGGACACGTCGGCGGTCTGCGCCAGCGGGTTGAGGAAGCGGAATTCCAGCTCTTCGGGCCAGCCGTTGTAGTCGCGCACCAGGTAGAGCGGCTCCAGGATCAGGTCCTGGTGGAAGCGGTGGGTGGATATGAAATTGTTGAAGGCGATGCGCTTATCGGAGCCCGAACCGGCCCCCATGCCCTTGCCGGGCGAAATGCCGACCAGCGTCGGGTCCACGCTCAGGGCGGTGTAGATGTGGCTGCTGGCCTCCTGCGAGTCCTCGATGTGCAGCCCGCTTTTCACCTTGTCGTCGATGGCCGTGACTTTGAAAGCCGAAATGGTTTCCGTGGTGCCCGGAACCGGCACCGCCACCGAGAGAATCGACTTGCCCGCGCCGGCCGCGCCGGTCATGGTTTTCTCGAAGTCGGCCAGCTCGTCGCTGATAATCTGCCGGCGCTGCTCGGTGATTTTCGTGTCCCAGTCGGGGTATTTCCACTTCCAGTACCGCTCATCGGTTTCGATCAGATACTTGATGCTGAGCTGGTTTTTGAACATGGCCGCCTTGAACTCCGGAATGGCCTGCGCCACGTCCAGCCAGCCGGAGCGGCGGATGCTGTTCCAGCTGGCCAGTTGGTAGAGGGCCTTGCCGGGCGAGGGCAGCGCCAGCGGGTAGAGGTACTTGAAGCCCCGCGTGTCGGCCTTCAGCGCCTCCACCGGCTCGTAGTAGGGGTCGAGCACCGGCACGCTGGTCGTGTACTCGTCGCCGGGTTTGGCGTCGGGCCAGTTGGCCGAGATATGCACGTAATCGGGCACCGGCTGATTGGCCTTCGGCACCGAGTAGCGGCAGAAGGCCGTGTCCTGGGTGGTGAGCGTGGTAATCTTCTGCTTGTTGAGCGACTGAATCAGCTCCGGATAGCTCTGCGCGAAGGTGAACAGGTTCTGCAAACCTTCGTAGGCATAGCGCGCAATGTTGCTGCGCCGGAAAAAGGCCTCCACGTCGGGCAGCCGCTCCCGCTCAAAGATTTCGTTGCCGCTCTTGTCGAAGCCCGTCACGCGGCCGTAGACCACGCCCCCGCCGTACACGGCCCGGGTTTTCCACTCCAGCACGCTGGGCAGAATGGTGTTCGATTCCAGCGACTTGATAACCTGCTGCGGAAAGTCGTTGGCCTCCCCCCAGAGCGCCACGTCGCCGGAAAGGCCTTTTTCCACTGGTGAGGAGGGCGTGGCGCCGTCCTGAGTGGCGGAGCTGCCGCCGGCACTGCCGGCCGCGGCCATGCCACCGCCGAAGCGCATCACGGAGCCGGCCAGCGCGCCGGTGCCTTGCCAGTACGCCGTGCTGCCGGCCGAGCTGAATAGTAGTTGTTGCATTTACAGAATGACTTTGCGGCCGGCCACGGCCACGAGTAGATAGATGTGCACCTTCACCAGGTTGCCGGTGGTCGTGTCGAGCAGGTTGCGGGTGGCGTTGGCGTAGTGGTCGGGGTTGCGGGCGATGCGGGACACGGTGGCCAGGTCGGCTTCCGGTTCGCCGGTGAGTACCGGCGCGGCCTTCTCGGCCTGCCGCTTGCCCGAGCCGATGCGGGCGGCCTTCAGCTCCCGGAACTCGCCGCCAGTGCCGCGGCGCCGGTCGCACGTCACGAACCGCACCGCCACCGGCGTGCCGCTTTCCAGCAGGGCCAGCGCGTCCTTCAGGCGAATCGTTGCGGGTGTTTCCATGCTGCAAAACTGCCGTCATGCTGAGCGCACAAAAAGGACACAAAACCGCCCCCATTGCCCCGGAAAACGCCAAAAAGCCAATCTCACAGCGTTTTGCCCTCACGCGCTGCAAACCGCATTTTTGGGCCTGCTGAGCGTTTTGCAGTCTCACCAGTCCAGCGCGATGGCCCGGCATGCACTGTCGGCGGTCGGCAGCTGCCGGGGGACGCCTCGGTGATATCTGTGGGGGCCGGGCGGCACCCGATGGGACAAAAAAACCCCCAACGCAGGCCGCGTTGGGGGTTTTATCTACTATCGGACAGCCAAAGGCACCGAGGCAGGCCTTGGCAGGTGCTGCTTACACCACCAGCAGGCCACTCAGGTCAGGCATGCTCATCACCACGTCGGTGCCCACGTAATGGAAATGCAAGTCAATCGTATCGGTGAAGTGAGTCGCGTGCTCCTGGGGGAAGCTCTCCTTCTGCTCACTCTTTTTGATCTTGCTGATGTTGCCCTTAGTGTCCTGCCCCACCGGGGCCAGCAGCATGGCCTGCACCACATCCTTGGTGTTGACTTTGTTGAAGCGCAACCGCCACACCTTGGGATAGAGCTTCTCGGCCAGCACTTCCTGCCCTACTACATACCGCGTGGGATGCCCTGGTACCCGGCCCAGGTTGGCCCTGGTCACGCGCCAGCCTCGTGACTGCAGTACCTTGATGAAGGTTTCGTTCAGCGTCCACGGGCTGTTCGGGTTACGGTTGTTACCCCACTCGGCATCCTCCAAGAAGATGAGTTCCTTGCGCAGGTGATACTGGTAGTAGTCGCAGAAGGCATTGGCCAGGTCACTCACCAGCTGAGGGTGCTTGACGTACATGCCCTTCAGGATTCGGTACTCGCGCACATCGTCATGCTTCTGGCCCAGCGTGAGCACCGAAATCTTCCCACCCCAGTCCACGGCCCCCACAATTGGCAGGTGGCTGCGGCAGTCACTATCTCCCCGACTATCCTGGTCTGAGGCCTTGAGCTTTTTGAGGTTGTACTCCAGCCCCAGCACAAAGTCATCATCCGCGCACTCCACCACATGCCGGGCTTGGTTGAGCTGAGGGTAAAAGCCGCCCTCGACCGTCGTCGGCCGCCGGTTCATGATTTCAATCATGAACGTGAAGTCGGTCATGAAGCGGCGCTGATCCAGCAGGTACTGCAGGCCCAGATTCTGGATGTTATCGAAGGCATTAGCCTCGGAATAAAACGAGCCCTTATTGGCCGCTGAGGGGTAGTAGCGGATGTCCATCATCAGCTTCACCACCTGCTCGCGCCAGATGTGCAGGCGCTCCTCGTCGGTTTCAGCGTCGATGAAGCGCACCTGCGCTTCAATCAACTCATTTTGCCGCTCGGTGAGGTCAATACCGTCGTTTTCGTAGTATTTGGCCTTGTCCAGCAGCCAACGGCCCTGGTCGCCCCAGGGCATCGAGCTGAAGAGGAAAACACCATGGTGCTTCGGGTTTTTGCCGAAATACTGCCCGTTGCCGCGGTTTGTGGCCGACAAGTCGGCATCGAGCTTCTCCTTGTTGAACAGCAGGGCCTCATCCCCAATAAAGCCGTCCACGTTCAGGCCCCGCGAGGCCGAGCCACCGGCATCGAGCGAGACCAGGTGAAACCCGGTCCCGTTGCGAAAAATGATGAAGTGGTCGTAGCTCAGCGGGCCCTGAATCGGCCGGTCAAACAGCTTGGAGGGTGGCGGGCGCCGGCCCACGTAGAAGTCGCGGTCCAGCTTGTAGCCCAGGGCCTCCAAACCCGCAATCGTCGAGGGCAAGGTGCGGGTGAGCACCTGCTTGTAGGTCGAGCCCACAATCACCCAGCACGAGCGGGGCATTGTCTGCACGATTTCGTGGATGTCCCACGAAATCACGGTCGATTTACCCGTACCACGGCCCCAGACGCTGGTACCCTCCTTCTTGCCCTTAGCCGTGACGTAGCGCAGCTGGGGCTGATTAAACGTGAGCTTTACCTGATCAACGATTACCATCCGTACCGCCCTCCTCTCTACGCTCCAGCAGCATCTGCTCCATCTGCTCGGCTCCGAACACCTGCTGCTGCACGGCGTCCTGAATCAGCTCGTAGTCAGCGTCCTGAATGCTTTCCGGGTCCATCAGGTTGATGGTGCGCGCCTTGCGGCCCTCCACCGTGAGGTTAATCACGTAGCTGGTATTGCCACTGCCCGAGCCGGCGGCTTCCTCCTGGCCCGAGTCGGCCCGTAACAGCCCGGCCACGTTGGCCTCGAACTTCATGGCCGCCAACGCTGCCCGGGTATCCGGCGGGCGCTGGGTGAGGGCCAGCTGCAGAATCTTGCGCGCAAACTCGATCAGGATGGCCTTGCGGCCTTCCTTGCGGACTTTCTTCAGATCCCCCATCAGGTTCTGCGCATCAGCCAGGCGCCGGTAGCACGTGGCCCGGCTGATATCGAACTGCTTGGCCAGCAGCGGCCAGGCCTGATCGAAGGTGTGGTAGTTACTCAGCAGCGCATAGGCGGCCTCAATCTGCTGATTTACCAGCTGGTCGGCCGGCGACAGGCCTTTGAGGCCCCGGCCGCTGCCGTTGGCCTCCTCGATACTGGCGGCATAGATCCGCTCAATGGCCGTGCTTTTGTGCAGAACAACCTCCTGCGCGCCGGGCAGGTCCTTAGGCTGCAGCTGCGTCGACATACTCCTGGAGTTGGGCCTCGGTCAGCTCCTGACCGTTGCGGGTGACACTAAACCGGTGCTGGTTGTCGCGCATGAACTGCACGAAGCGGCGCACATGCACGTCCACGTAGGCCGGATCCAGCTCGATGCTGCGGGCACTCCGCTGGGTCTTCTCGCAGGCAATGAGCAGGCTGCCGGAGCCGCCAAAGCCGTCGAACACGATGTCATCCTGCTGGCTGGAGCACTCGATCAGGTACTCGAGTATCTCCAGCGGCTTCATGGTCGGGTGGTCGGCATTGCGGCTCGGCCGGTCAAAGTTGAGCACCGTGGTCTGCTTGCGGTCGGAGTACCAGGGGTGGGCCGCTCCCTCCTTCCAGCCATAGAGAATCGGCTCGTGCTGCCAGTGGAAGTCCTGCCGGCCCATCACGAACGACTGCTTGACCCACACCAGGCACTGGCTCAGCTTCAGGCCGGCTTCCTTCAGCGCCAGGCGGAAGTTGGCGCCTTCCGAGTCGGCGTGGAATACGTAGATGGGCGCACCCGGCGCCGAGTAGGCGTACACGTTGGTGTAGAAGTCGTAGAGGAACGCCCGGAACTCGGCGTCGCCCATGTCGTCGTTCTGAATGGTCAGCGCGTCCTTGGTTTTACCCTCATACTTCACGTTGTAGGGCGGATCCGTATTGGTCAGCTGGATCAGCTCGCCCTGCAGCAGCGTCTCCATCACGTCGGCCTCGGTCGAGGAGCCGCACACCAGGCGGTGCACCAGGCCGCGGCCGATGCTGTGAAACTCGTACACGTCGCCCAGCACCGATATCGGCGTGGCCGGCGGAGCCGGGTCAAACGCCTGCTCCTCCGCTGGTGGCAACTGCAGGGCCGTCAGCGCGGCCAACTGGCCCAGCACGTCCTCGCCGAAGATGTTGCCCATCTCCAGGTGGGAGAAGTCGCGCAGCAGGCCCTCATAGTCCCACACGGCGGCATCCGTGTTGGAAATCAGGTTGTACTCGTCCAGCTCGTCCTTCGTGAGCTGCCGGTTGGGCATGCGCACGTCGATGAGTTCCTCGCCGCGGCCCAGATCCAGCAGGATGCGCAGGCGCTGGTGGCCGGCCAGCACGACGTTGTCGGAGTTGAGCACCGGGACCTCCACTAAGCCGAACTTCGAGAGGCTATAATTCAGCCGCTTCAGGCCATCTTCCGTGGCAATGCGGGGGTTGTACTCCAGCGGCACCAGGTCGCGCACACGGCGCGTCGCATTGTGCCACTCCAGGGGAATCAGTTCTTCAGTCACGATGGGGTATTGAGTTTGTTTCGGATCAGGTTGATTTCTGCCTCCAGTGCCGGCAGCTCACCGGCACGCTCGGGCCGCTTGCGGAGCTTGCTGCGCAGGCTCACCAGGTTGTCGAGGCGGCGGCGCAGCTCACCGGCATCGGTCACGTCGGCCGTGGCCACCGGGCCGGGCCGGCGGCCGTGCTCCAGCACGTGCGCTTCATCGGCCAGCAGCTGCAGCACCTGGTCGGTGAGCTGACAGATGCGGTGCACCATTTTGCAGCGGGCCGCCTGGCGCAGGCCGGGCGCGGTGAGCTGCGCGTGCAAGTGGCTCCGCTCGTCGCGGGCCGCCTTCAGCTGCGTCCGGACGCCGGCCAGCAGCGCCGGGTCGGCGGGGACTGCAGTGGCCTGAGGCATAGGAGCCGGCGGCGTGGGGGCTCGTGGGGGTTCGAACACCGGGCCTACCAGTGCCTGCAGCTGCGCCACGAGCACCTGGCGGCTGTAGCTGGTTTCGCCCAGGGCGAAGAGTTGCTTGTAGGTGGCGCTGCCGCCCAGCTGCTCATAGAGCTGCACGCCGGCCGCAAAATCCGGTGGCTGGGCCAGCCAGTGGCGCACGTTGGAGGTTTCCATGCAGCAAAACTGCCGCCGGCCGTCACGGTGAAAAAGGACGCAAAAAAGCCCCAGCCAAATGGCTGGGGCTTTTCCCCTCACTCCCCGTTCTCTCACCTCCGGGTTACTTGTTCACCGCTGGCGTTGCCTTCCTGCGCTTGGCTTTCCTTGCTACCAGATAGGTGAACTTAGGGTCCTGAACCAGCGCATCGGCCTGCTCCAGCGTGAGCCGGGTCAGGTCAATTTTGCGGCCGAGTCGCTGGATCTCGATAACACAGGGCGTTATGGTGGCTGTGTACTTCTCCGCCACTTCAGGCCGCAGCTGCGGCTGGTTCAGGGATGCTTTGGCCATGCTTAGGTGCCGCTGGGGGCCTGCGCCCCATTGACAGAATTGTCAGGCTTCATCAGCACATCGCCCTTATAAATCTTGATGCCCGTCGCGTAGCATTCGGCCTTCACCGTAATGCCTTTGCGGCCACCGGAGATTTTACCCGAGCCGTAGGCTGGAGCCAGCTCCACCGGCAGTCCATCAGCGCCCACCTGGATGTAGTTATACTCGGGGTCAGGCACAAGCATGATGCCGTCGATGTTCTTGACGATGTTGAAGAACTCCAGGGCTTCAGGGCGGTTGCCAGGGTGAAAGCCCTCCAGATCCAGCTTCTGGCCTCGGCCGTCACGCTCCCCTACCACGGCGCCTTTCAGTTCGCTGCTGTCAAGCGTGAGGTAGATGCGGATGAAGCCGAAGCCCGGCTTAAACGCGTGGGCGGTGGCAATGATAGCCGAGGTGCCAGCAGGCGCAGCAGCCGAGTACTTCGGGGCCTTGGCGATGGTTTCAAACCAGTCGGTAGCGGCCCAAAGCACGTAGTTGAGCAAGCCGGGCGTGTTGTCCTCACCGTTGAGGCCGCCCAGGCTCTGTAATTTCGACAAATCCATCAGATGGGGTCGTAAAGTCTGTATTGCTTGAGAAAATGGCTACTGCTGGGCAGATTACTTAGCGGCTTCTGCCTTGGCGACAGGCGCCAGCAGGCCGCTCTTAGACTCCACGAGGTGCTTGAGCGCCTCCTGGTTTTTGCCCAGATCTTCTGCTTTCACCTCCGCCCCTTTGATGTGGAATTTCTTGGCCAGCACGCGATACTGCTGCTTGCCGTAGCTTACCACGACCACGTCGCCGTGCTGCTGCGCGGTTTCCACGTTGGCCAGTTGCTCGGCCTGGCCGGCAATGATGCCCTGAGCCAGTTCCAGTTCCCCCTGCAGGCGGGTATTCTCGGCCGTCAGCGACTCGATGGTAGGCTGGCGGGTTTCTTCTTTTTCGGTCTTATCAGCCATGATGCGGCAGCTACTAAATCGGAGTTGAAACTATGTTTGAGGCGCTTTTGAACACCAGCCGGCCTCGCCTGAGGCCGGCTGGTGTTCTGGTCGCTTACACCAGTTCCCGGTCGTTGGTGAACAGGATTTCGGGCAGGATGAAGCCCACGCCCATGCTGAAGTCGGTGAAGAACTTGAGCAGACGGTCCACGTTTTCCACCTGCACGGCCGACTGGTTTTTGACCTTCCGACGCAGCATGATGGCGTTGCCCACCGGCGTGCACCAGATCTTCTCGGTGCTGCGGTGCGAAGGCAGCGGCTGCAGCTTGATGTTGGTCTTGTTGATGGTCAGGTCCAGAGCCCCGCCACCGGTGTTCTTGCCGTATTTGCGCTCCTGGCCCCGCAGGAACTGGCGCGCTACCGTCGGCGAGCAGCCCAGCATCATCGGGATTTCCCAATAATCCTTATGGATGCCGTCCGCGAAGGACTCGAACTGCTCTACCAGCGCCTCAGGGTTGGTCAACTCCAGGGCGCCCGTCACGATGGGCGTGGTGCGGCCGGCCGTGATGTGGCCGTTGATGATCATTTTCAGGCCGTTGATGGCCGTGCCGGCGGCACCCGGCGTACCGGGGGTCGGAGCCTGGTACACACCCTGGAAAATCTCGTTGAACTCGATGTCCTGCTTGATCTGCGGAATCAGGTACACTTCCACGTACCAGCGCACGAAAGGCCAGGCCTTGCGGTCAATTTCCGGGCCGTCGAGGAAGGCCAGCCAGGTGTCTTCCAACTCGTCGGGGTACTCCTGCGCGTCCACTTTGATGCGGAACTGGCGGATTTCCACGGGCTGGAACTCTACGCCGGCCAGCGGCGTGAAGGCCTTCTGAAAAGGCTGCACCACGCGGCTGAAGATGGTTTTGGCTGCCCGCCACATCGTGTCGTCCGTGTTGATGGGCGTGAACATGCTCTCCGTGGTGGTGGGAGAGCGAAGCAGCGAGTACAGACGCGCGATGTTCTGGCCTTGGTTGAGGTAGTAAGCGCCAAACTGCGCGACTACGTTGGTAATCGTTAAAGCCATGTCGTGGGCTTGGAAAAAAAGATGGAAAATCAGGTATAGGGGCGCTGCGGGCCTAGCCGAGCATTTCGGCGTGCAGCTTGTCGACCAGCTTCTGGGCGTCCGACTCGGCGGTGGTCTCCTCCACTTCGCTCGTGCCGGCCGGCTTGCGGGGCTTGGTCACGGTAGCACCGGATTGGTTGCCGAGGCGCTCCACCTCGGCTTCAGCATCGTCAGCGCGCTTCTCAGCAGCTGCCACGGCTTCAGTAGCCTTCTTTTCAGCCGCTTTGGCATCGGTGGCTTCCTTCTGCGCGGTGGCCACGGCGGCTTCGGCCGTATCGGTTCGGTTGGCTTTGGCCGTCAGCTCCGTGAAGGCGGCCTCGCTCACGAGTGCCACGCCGGTGATGCCGGCTTCTTCGAGCTGGTCGTTGGCGGCCTCAACCAGCGGAGTGGTCACGGCGGCGCCGGTCAGGCCTGCCAGTGCGGTCAGGGCCGAGAATTTGTTCTTTCCGAACATGGTATTTTCAGTTGAATTGGTGGCTTTTTTAGCAGCACTGCCGCCGTTTTTAGCAGCATTCTCGGCCAGCTCCAGCGCCAGCTGCACGGCGTCCTCGAAGGAGCCCATCTGGTCGGCCAGGCCGTTGCTCACGCTTGCCTCACCGATGTAGACCATGCCCGAGAGCAATTCTTTTTCCTGCTTGGCATCGAGCTTGCCGGCGCGGTTGGCGCGCACGGTTTCCAGGAACACGTTGTTGAGCGGGTCCAGCAGCTGCTGGCGAATGGGCTTATAATTGCCCTTCACGGCTTCGGCGAAGGCCGCATTCTTGTTCGTCGACTCGGTGGCGTTAATCACGTGGTCCGTGACGCCGGCCTTTTCCATGGCCTTCGAATAGTCGCGGAAGCTGACCATGGTACCGATAGAGCCAACCATGGCCGTGCGGCCCGCCACTACGATGGCGTCGCCACTGGAGCCGCTCCAGTAGCCAGCCGAGCACATCTGCTTGGCCCAGCTCACAAACGGCTTCCGGGTGCCGGCAATGACGCCGGCGAAGTTTTCCAGCCCCATCGTGGAGCCGCCAGGCGTGTTGAAGCGGGCCACGTGCGCCACGATGTTCTTGTGCGCGTCAGCCTGCTGAATGAGGCGGCCGATGCTCTCGGTGCCCAGGCTCCAGCACGTATCGGCCTCCATCATCACGCCTTCGATGGTGTGCACAGCCACCGAGCCGGCCGGCACGTCGGCCAGCGAGTCGTAGCCCATGATGCCCAGCTCGGCCGCGTGCGGGGTCAGGGCGAAGAAGGATTTAGTTGGCGGCGTGACTTCCACGCCGGTGCCTACCCAGTCCGAGGCCCGGAACTTGCCCTCCCGCATCTGCTCGGCCAGCGGCAGAAAGTTCTGAATGGCACTTGCTTCCATCAGGAAGAAGCCATTCAAGACAGCAAAGAGTAGAGGGTTGACGCGCATCGATGTAGGGTTGAATCGATGCAAAGCTGCCGCAGGCCTCACCCGGCAAAAAGGACACAAAAAAGCCCCGACCGGGGAGGTCGGGGCTTTTTGTGGGACACCTATCCAAGTAACGGGAGGGCTACTGTCTTGCCACAGCAGGGACAGACGATGCCGCATCTGCTGCCAGCATCCCGCGCCAGTTCCTCCCCGGCCTCTGGCGCGGCCGTTGCCGGGTCGGCAATGGAAATAAAATCAGTAGGCAGCACCATCAGCGAAGAAGTGCAATAGGAGCACGTGACGGGCAGTTCGCTGGGCCGGGGGTGGTTGTTTCGGAGAACTCTCATACTAGTGCAGGTCTATTCCAGCTTGAATCAGCGGTGTGTTCGGGCCACCATTGGCCACCCAGGAGATGATGATGTAGCAATCCGTATAGGCGGCCAGCCGCTCAATGTGCGAGGGCGTGTACCCGTCGCCGCCCCCTACTCTATCCCAGCGCCAGCCCGGCGTGCCCTGTCCACGGCCAGCGTAGTTGAGGCTGCAGATTTTATCCACTAGCACGCTGTCGTCGGCGTAGTTAAACACCCGCAGTCGCCACCGCTCGGCATAGGCCTCCCCATCGGCGTTGGTGTAGAAGTGCAGTTCCTTGCACCACAGGCGAGTAGAACGGATATAGCTGGTTTCGGCCTGCTCGTACGCGTAGAGCCCGGGCCAGCTGTTCGGCGTTTGAAAGTCGAGCCGCGACACTGCCACGCCACCGCTGGCATCATAGCCGACTACCTGCTGACCTGGATAGGCGTACAGCCAGCTCATGCGGCGCGGGTAGGAAATGCCAGTAAAGCCAGCGGGCGGCGCTACCGTGCCCCCGGCCGGCGCAGTTGGCGTGGTGGGGTCTAGAGCACCGCCGCTATTGGTGCCGTTGCCGTAGGCATCTTGCACTTGCAAGTTGCCGCCCGGATGAGCCGGTACATCTGTCAGGCACTCGTAAAAGCCAACCAGCCGAACCGGCTTATTGTCCAGGCTTGGAAAGTGGTAGCGCACCACGACGCCCTGCCCCAATTGCGTGGCATTAAGCGACAAGATGACCGTGCGCAGATCAGCCGGCCCGTTGATGTTGGCGGATATAACAGTACCATCCTGCAGCAGCACGGCGGCGGGCTGCTGGCTGGCCACATCCAGGTTGGTAGTACGCGGGTAGATATAATCATACTGCGACCAACGGTCTACCCAGAACGTGACTTCGATGAAGGGCCTATCCGGATAAGTTACCAGATTAATCATGCGGCGTTTCAGTATAGCCAGAACCGAAGCACTGCTAATAGGATTGCCGCTGTTGCTCAGGCCACCCGGCCGCAACCCTGCTGCCAGCTTATCCGCTGTTACCGCCTCGTCGTGCAAGTGGTCCGTGGCAACGACCTTGCCGTGCAGCGTGCCGTAGTGACGGATTTCATCGTTGTTGTTGGCATCCTCCACGGCCTCGAAATGAATCTGACTTTCCGAGTGCGTGGTGGCGGCTAGTTGCTGAGGCGTGAAGCCCTGCCCGGCTGGCAGCGCCGACACGAGCGGAGCCAATGGCAGGTAGTTCGGGTCGTCGGTCGGGTGGCCAGTGGGCACCGGGTTGAACAGCCCGGCGCCGGGCAACGGAATGGCCCGGCGCACTTCCAGCGGGATGGTCTGCCCGTTTTCGAACGTGAACTTCACCGCGTCGCCGGCAGCGTGCGGATCATCCTCGTCGAGCAGCGGCGGCAGAAACTCGGGCCGCTCAGCAGGATTGCCCACCGGCAGCCACCGCACCCGCACGCGCTGGGTGGTTTCGGGCTTGGCATTCACAAACGCCCAGAGCGGACCCGTCGAATCCTTGCGCAGCACGAACTCCAGCTCGCCGGCCTCGAAGCCAGCGGCAGCCGCAGCGGAATCAGTGGCGTTGGCCACGCGCGCGCCCTGCCCCACCACCAGGAAGTTCTGGTTCACGGTGGCCAGCTCATCGAGCACACTCAGCACGAGCGGGGCGCCGCGACGGCTGGCCAGCTGACCGAGCAGCTCTACCAGGTCGCGGGCCTGCTCACGCAGGTCGGCCTCACTGATTTCGAAGGAGTCGTTGGTGCGGAAGCGCAGGTTCCACTTCTGCAGAAACGCAGCCGGCTGCAGCGGCAGCGCCGGGGGGATGGGGGCTTGAGAAACAGCCATTACACGATCTGATATGAGAGTTTGAAGCCGGAGCGGAGCACGATGCTCTTGCCGGCCGGCACGGTGGCCAGCAATTGCCCGCCGGCCGTGCGCAGCTGCACCGTGCCGCCTGCACCCGGCTGCAGCACCACGCCCGTTTCCAGGCCGTGCGCCGACACTTCCCAGGAGCCCAGGTACGGCCGGCAGCGGCGCAGCGCGTCGCCGGCAAGCGTCCAGTCGTAGCCGTTGCGCTGCGTTTCCGAGCCGCTGGCGTAACTATCCTGCCACTGCAGCGGGCACTCGGGCGTGCCGACCAGCTGCACCGCGCCGTTCAAATCGCGCACCAGGGCCACAAAGCGGCCTCCTTCCATCGTCTCCAGTCCGGCGGCCAGTGCGGGCGTGTGGCGAGCCAGCGCGCCGGTGAGCTTGTGGGTGCGGCCCTCGCCGTGGCGGCCGAAGGGCTTGGCGTTGTCGGCCAGCTTAACCGAGCCACGCACGCTCACGAGCTGGTACCAGAAGGCGCCGGGCCGCAGCTGCAGCTGGTCGATGGCCAGCGGCCCCCGGCTCGGGAAGTGGAGCAGGTTGCTGACCGGTGTGTACCAGGCCGCTTCGAGGCCGCCCAGGTTTTCGCCACGCTCCTGCGCCAGGTTAGCATACCGCTCCATGACGCTGGCGAATGAAGTCGGTGAGTGTGCCCGGCATCTGCGTAAGTTCCTGACGCACAACGCGGTGCTGACCGGCGCGGGACAAATCACCCGTTTTTTGGGACAAATCAGCCGAATCACGCGACAAACCGCCCGTTTTTTGGGACATTTTGACTACCGATTTCGGCTTTCTTTTTTTCAGCTCCGTCAGGTTGCAGTTGCGCTGGACGGCCTTGCGCAGCGTCTCGTACTGGATGTCCTCCTCGCGGATATCGTAGGCGCCCATGAAGTCGAGAATCACTTCCCGGATGGTAGTGCGCTTGTTGACGAACTGGCGCACCCACAAATACAGCTCTTCCTTGAGAATCTCGTCGCAGAAGTCGTTGAACTGAAAGATGGTGTAATCGGTCACTTCCTTCAGCCCGTACTGGTGGGCCGGGAAGTTGCGCAGATCCAGTTGCAGCCGCGCGGTGCAGTCTTCGCGGCTGCCGGCATGGTGGAGCTTGCCCTTTACCTGCCGCCGCAGCAGGTGGTAGAGCATCTTGCCGAAGCGGTCCGCATTGCTGAGCACATAGATGTCTGGCCCCAGGTGCGTGTTCAGGTATTTACGCACGTGCGGCTTAATCGGGAAATCGAGGGTTTTTAACATGGGACGGGCAGCTAGAACGTAAACCTATCCCCGGATTTGGCCCGGCCAAAGGACTGCTGTAGCGGCCCGGCAGACCGCGGCGGCACGCACTTAACTGAAAGCATAGAGAGGGGATTTTAGACCAATGTCAACCCGGCACAAGATAGCCAATAGCCAAGCTTCCCCCAATAGTTCAATCAACAATAACTTATTGATTAGTAATTACATAACCGTACATACATACACCTTTACCGGAGGCATTTTCTCCCGGCCGGCTACACCGCAAACAGCTCGCTCAGGTTCTGCGCCCGCTGGTGGACTTTGCCCAGGCCCACCTGCAGCGGATCCCGGTGGCCAGGCAGCAGCGCCGACAACTCCCCCGCTTTGTGCAGGGCGTTGAGTTGCAGCAACTCGTCCACCTCCAGGCGTAGCGGCCGGGCCCGGGCGACCGGGCGCCTGCCGCCACGAGCCGGCCTTGTCCACCCACCATTCGCCATCTTTTGCAGGCGCTGGACAATCCGGGAAACCGGTTTGATGCTCATCGCTTCGGCCAGGGGCACCGGACGCATGGTAGAGCGCGCCATCAGATCGTGCAGGTAGCGTTGCAGCGCGCATTGCAGGGCGAAGGCCTCCAGCTCGTAGAGGTCGACGCGCTGATCGAGTGAGCGCATCATTTGTTCCAGCTTCCTTTCTCCTTGCGGCAGTACTCGGGCCGGCCGGGGGTCAGGTTCTCGTAGATCACGCAGCGGGCGACTTTATCGCCCAGCTTGTCGACCAGCTTCTTGAGGCCGCGCAGGCCGTAGGCAAACGGGTCGGCGACCTGGTAGCGGCCGCTGGAATCGAAGCTGTAGAAGTCGCACTGGCTGGCCCCCTGCTGGGGAGTGGCCCAGTACACGCGGGCCTTGAGCTGGGCCGTCAGGCGCAGCGAGGCGTAGGGTGAGGCGCCGGCGGCGACGGAAGAAGCGGTGGTGGGCGAAGTAGCGGGCATGGGAGTTGAGGGTAAAATGGGTGAGGAAAAAGCGGCTAGCGGATGCCGGCCACGAGCTTGTCGAATTTGTCGGTGGCCAGCGTACCGCCCAGCTGGTCGAGGGCGGCCTTGTGCTGGTGGTAGAGCTGGGCGTAGCTGGCACCCTGCACCTGTTTGGGAATCCGTAGCGGGGTTTTCTGGCCCCGATCCAGCTTGCGGCGTAGCTTGAGCTCACTCACGGCCTTGCCCACGGCCCGGTTGACGCGCGACACGTGCTCGGCCCGCTGATCGGCCACGAGCCAGGCCATCGTGCCGCGGAAGCCCTTCTCGTTTTCCCAGTCGAAGTAGCCGCGGCCGCGGATCATCTCGGCCCAGGGCATGGGGGCGTAGTAGCGGCCGGCGTGGCGGGTGAAGTGCTTCTCGACCAGCTCGATGCGCCGCAGCACGCCCTGGTGGTAGCGGGCGTAGTCGAAGTGGGCATCGGCAAAGTGGCGGTACACGCCGGCCAGGATGGCCTGCATAGCCCGCTGCTCCTGCTCGGCTGAGAAGCGGTGCTCGGGGTAGAGCAGGGCTTTGGCGTAGCCCCAGGCCGAAACGACGTAGGCCTGCTGCTGGGCGCGCTTTTCCACGTCTGCGGCCGGCTTATCCACCGCCGGCTGCGGGGCTGCTACGGCCGCGCCGCGCCCCCCAGCCGCCCCTGTCGACGCCTGCCGGGCGCTTTCAGGCCGGTTGCGGCCCTCCGTTTCCGGAAAGGGTCTTTCCGAAATGCCGCCCGAGGGTATTTGTCCACGTTGCCCGATTTCAGATGTCAGATCTTTAGGAAGTTCAGGAAGCTTAGTAACCGGAAATTTTGTACCGTTTGTGGATAAAACCGCGCCGATTGTCGGAATCGAGGAAGCGGCCTGAACGGGCTCGTTTTCGGCGTTTTTAGGCGCCTCCGGGGCCGGCTGTTGCGCGGGCGGCTGGCAGATGAAGTCGGGGTTGATCCACAGCTCGAAGCTGCGCTTGCGCCCGTGCCACTTCTTGCGCACGATAAAGCCGATGTCGAGCAGCTGGCGCAGGTGGTTGCGCATGGTGCGCTCGGTGAGGCTGCGCTGGAGCATGAGCTGGCGCGCATCGACTAGAATCGAGGGCAGCGTGTACTCGCCCGTGTCGGTGACGAGCTGGCCGAACAGGAAGGGCACCGCGAGCATGCGCTCGACGGCGCGGCGGTACTGCTTGAGCAGCAGCTCGCCCGTGGCCTTGCAGCCGTCGACGACGAGGCGGCGGCCGCGGCGGACGATGGTTTCCTGCACGCCGGCGCGCACGCCGCGGGTAATGGTGCGCTCGACTTGAATAGTGGGCGTCTGCTGCCAGAGGGCATCAACGGCCTGATGCCAGCGCAGCAGGCAGCCGCCCAGCGGCCGGAGCTGGAGGGGGTGAGGGGAAGACATGCGGAACGAGAGAAAACGGTGAGCTGGAGCGGGGTAAAAAGTGGCCTGGCAGGCAGTGCGAGGGGCGGGTGTTCCCGCTCGCGGCTTAACTCAGGCCGGGGCTGCGCGGTGCAGGCCCTCCGCTCCCCGGCCGGCGACGAAGCCGGGCCCTGGCGGGCCGCCCCTACGGGCGACGGGGAGTATGTAGTGGGTAGTGGTCTGGTGGCCAGCGCTAGCCGGCCAGCGCGAACGGGGGCTGCTGGGCGCGGCGGAGCTGGTGCAGGCTGCCACAGACGTTGCGCAGCTGCTCGCTGAGCTGGTGCTCGCGCAGGAGCAGCCGCTGGCGCTCCGGGTGGGGCGTGAGTGGGGGCAGTGACTGCTGCAGCTCGTCCAGCTCGCGGCTGATGCTGCGCTGGTCGAGGCGCAACTGGCGCAGGCGGGCTGCTTCGGCAGCGGGCGGCAGGTTCAGGCTCCGTAGGTTCATCGCGGCTCCCCTCCTTCCTGGGGCCCGGCCGCCCGGCCGGCCTCGCGCAGCTGCTGCTCCACGCCGGCCATGACGCCTTCGATGCGCGTGCGGTCCTGGCGCAGCAGCGTGAGCTCCTGCTCGTAGCGCCGGGGCTCGCTCTGGCCCACGGTGAGCAGATAGTCCACCGAGTCGAGCTGGGCCTGCAGCGTGCCCAGCTCGGCGCGCAGCTGCTGCTGGCGGCGCAGCGGGTTGGGGGGCGGCAGCTCGGAGAGCGGGCGCAGGTGCACGGGTTGGGCGAGCTGCCGGGACAGCACGTCGCCAAAGGCGCGAAACTGCTGCACCGACGCATCGGACGTATACAGGGTAATGGCCATAGAAAGCGGGAATGGAAGGGTTAGGAAGCTTTGCGCAAGTGGGTGGGCGCCGGGGCCGCGCCCGCCGGAGCGAGCGTACTCAGATCAAAGGCCAGGCCCTGGCCAAAAGCGGCCAGCGCGGGCCAGGGAATGCGCGGCTCGGCCGGCGAGAAGTAATAGGCCTGCAGCGTGACCGTGCCGCCGTGGCGGCCGGGCTTACCGGCTTTCATCCAGCGCTGCACCGTGCTGCGACTCACGCCGCATTCTTCCATGACCTGCTCGATGCTGAGCAGGCGGGGCGTGAGCGGGGCTGCGGCCGGCGCGTCCGTGCGCAGCGCCTGCAGGTGGGCGAGCAGCACCTGAAAGTTTTCCTGGATAAAGCCGGCCGTAGCCAGATCGGTGGCTTGCATAGCAGTTGAGGTAAGGAAAGAACCAGTGAAGTGAGCCGCCCTGCTCAGGCGGCCTGGGGCAAGAGCAGGTGAAACTCGCGGCGGCAGTCGGTCAGATCGATTTCGCGGATGCCGGCCGGCAGCACGGGCACGAGCAGCACTTCCTGCTCGAGGCATCCCTCCTGCTCGGCCGTGCGCAGCTGCGGCGGCATGGTGCCGCTCACGTACACTGTCAGGTGGCCGCGCTGGTAGGTGTAGCCCAGGATGGGCTCGGGCGCCGCCACCAGGGCCGAGCCGGCCGGCAGCTGCTGCACGCGCACGCGCCGGCCGGTACGGGCATCGGTGAGCGAAATCGGAGTATCGAAGACCTGGCTCATGCGCGGGAGGCCGGTTGCGCGTCCATGCGGACCGGGCCGGCGGGCGGGCCGGCGAGGCGCAGCACTCCGCTGAACTGGTCGCGGCGGCGGTGCTCGTAGGCCAGCACCAGCGGGGTTTCCTCGCGGTAGCGCGGGTGAGTGGCGTTGATTTCGTGGCAGCGGCGCTCGAGCTCCGCCAGCGGGGCGAGCATCACGAGGGCCGGGGGCAGCAGCGTGGCCGTGAGCGTGGCCAGGTCGCGCAGGCAGGGCCGGCGCGCCGGCTCCAGGGTAGAGTCGGTGTTCAGGTACATAGAATAAAGGAAAAGGGGGTGAGAATCAGGACTGAGGCTGCGGCGTCTCGTTCGGGCGCAGGTGGGCCGGGATGGGAAACTCGGGCATGGAGGATTCGACCAGCGCGACCAGATCGGGCAGATGGGCCACCTTGCCCTGCTTGACGTGGCCCAGGCGCGTGGCGGCCGAGGCGTACTGCTGCCCGTAGCCGGCGCGAATGGCCCGGTCCACGGCGTAATGCGGCAGGGTCTCGCACACGAGCGAGAGCAGGGCATAGTATTTCTGTTTTTCCGTCATCAGACTGGAGAAAAAGAGTAGATTTGAAACTCGTATGTATGTGTTTGCCGATGACTGCTGACGCCCTTCTCTCCCACCTCACGACACTCGGTCAGACCCTGGCCGATGCCACCGATACCGGGGATGCGGGCAGCGACAGTCCGCTGGAGCAGGCGCGCGTGTTTCTGTTCACCTACCTGCCGCAGGAGCCACACGTCCCCTATCGGGCGGATGATCTGCTCGAACTGCTGGCTCCCTCGCCCCACACGCACCGCAGCTGGGCCGAGGAGCGCCTGCTGCTGCTGGAGGGTCTGAGCCTGCTTCAGCAGCTCTGGGAGAAGCAGCGGCAGCCGGCAACGGCCGCGCCGGCCGCGCCCGTGCCGGAGCCCGTGGCTGCCAGGCGTCGAGCAGGAATGCGAGCTGCGCGGCCTCCTGAATAAGGAAGCAGGCCTCGCCGGCCGGCAACGCGCCGGGGCGGCGGGCGCGCAGGGCCAGGGACTGCTCGCCGGTGGCGGGCTGGCGCTGGTAGCTGGCCTCGCAGAGCAGCCCGTCGGGGCCGACGCGAATGCCGAGCACGGACACGGCCCCGCACGGGTCAAATACCTGGGTGCAGACAAAGCCCCGCTCCCGCAGCAGCGCAGCAATCGGCTCGCTCAGCAGCCGGGGGTTCTCAGACAGACAATACGGGGCGGTGTCTTCCATCGTGTTTGGCAGGTTTCAGCCGAGGCTGCCGTACTTGGCAGCGGCGGTGAACCCGTACAAACATACGCTACATCAGAAATAAAATACACCCAATCACAAATAAATATTTGTGATCAGCGCAATACTATGCCGGAAGAGACCATCAACCAGCGCCTTAGGCTTTTAATAAAAGCTCTTGGTTTGAATACCAGAAGCTTTTCTTTGAAGTACAACCTCAAGGAAGGAACTACCCGAAACTATATAGATAGGGACTCTACACCAAGCGCTGACTATTTAGCCTCTCTCATAAACTCAATTGAGGGGTTAAATCCTGCTTGGCTACTAGTCGGCAAGGGAGAGATGTTTCTTACCGGGGCTCCAGAGGTGCAGATAGTGGATGTGAAACGGCCGGATGCTCAATCTGACTGCGAAAGAGATTTAGCCAGCGCGCGCCGCGAGGTTGAGCAGTTGAAGCAACTCTTGGCGGCTAAGGACGAGTTGCTGGCAGCCAAGGAAGAGGTGCTAACATTGCTCCGTGGGGGCAAAAAATAAGCTCCACAATATTGAAAAGGCTGAGCAGCATCTATTGTAGCTACAATAGATGCTGCTCAGCCTTTTCAATATTGTGGAGCTCAACCTATACGTTTGGCCAGATTGACTTTGGAGGCCAAACATAGGGAGTAGTATATGCTAACGCCCCCCCCCAATGACTTGCTGTCGCTAATGAATATGGTCGCCAATAGATGTGTTGAGCAGTTGCTATGATGTCCCGGTAGGCTTCATCTTTTCTCAGCTCATTCCAAATATCTCCGTAATAGTTAGATAAGACGAAGTCAACCGCCAGTATAGCGTCCATTGGCGGATGTGGAAAACGGGGAGTTTCTAAGAGCAGCTGTAAGCCATAATCAGGTGTATTCTTGTTCCATACTCGCTCCCCGCCATATTGAAAGTGATAAATAGGGTGAATGGCATGATCTACTTGATTAGGATCATCGCTTTCAATTTGCCGATCTAAATGCCATGCGCTGAAGTGCTCTGCAGCATTTGAATCATACCCTTTTATTTCTAGCTCAACTACAAGCTCCTTCAATGGGTCGTGCAAGTTGTCCACTTGCACACAATGTCCTTTGATTAAAACATGTAGCTGCACCTCTACTTCCTCCACAGTTTGAGGATGAGTATGCCGGATTTGCTTGCTGCCTACAAGTGAAATCGAGTTGAAGGTTAAACCAGTGAAGTCATACTCCCAAGTAGTTGAACTTGGCTCCATCTGACAGGCACTAGCAGCAGTTGTTAATGGTTCAGCATCTTTGACCAGCTCGTTTTCTACTAAAATCATAGCTAAGCGCCGCAGGTCATTTGCCATACTCCGCCGAAATTCGAAAGCAGGGATCATTACAAATTTTTAACTATACCTATACACCAAGTTTAGCTCTCGTACGCTTAAACCTGTCTTCTTCTAAGACGTCAATTTTGATCTTTTTGTCATCAATAGCCTTGGTTAGTACAGCGTCGAACGACACATACTCTCTATCCTGCCAAGGAAATTTAGGCTGCTTGCTAATTAAATACCCATCCCTAGGATCTAATGGTTTTAAAGTAGCTTGGCATATTGTCCAAAAAGTTGTTCGCTCGTTATCCCAGCTATTCTTGTCTGCTACAAGTTCTGAAATACCAGATATCGATTTAAGAAAATCAACACGCTGTTGCGCTGGCAGATTTCGCAAGGGTCCAGGTACGCTCGACAGTTTGCGCCATGAATCATCAACAAGTGCAAACCACCAAGCGGGCCAGCCGCTACTAAATGGCCCAGAGTAAGCTGCATCCGCGAATAATTTATCAACTAGTTGGTCAAAGCCAGCGGATTGATCCAAATCAATCCCGAGCCGAGCAGCCAAATGGTTTCTATCCACAAGTGGGCCTGCTGTTTCTAGCATTTCTCTAACTAAGAATCTTGCGTACTCATGAGTTGGCAAAGCTCCTTGCTGATTCCTTAGGTGCACATAGATTCTATCATCTAGAAAGACCGGTTTGTTTTCAAAACCCAAATAGTTATGTGGCTGTGTTGACACAGAATTACGAAGTGAAGTAATGAATTTGTATCCATCCACCAGTGCAACAAGTTTATATGCTACACTTTTCGCATATTCCTCAAGCTCAAAATCAACTTTAACACATTTCAAATCAAACAAATCGTGGCTTGTATCGTCTGGATCGTATGATTTACGCAGCTTCGGCTCTGTTGACCACAATACAATGGGGTATGCAGGCATCTCCCCCTCAGTTGCTCTCGTGCGGATTTCTTGGGCTAAGGTTGCAGCACGATAATTAGCCTTATCTATTGACTTATCATCATCCTTATATAAAATATCTAAGCGTAAATCTAAAATGAGTCCGTCAAGATTACTCGAGGTACTAGTAATCTTTAATTGCTCAATCTGTGCTTCATAAGGCAAAGGATGCTTATGATCTATATCTAAGTTATCTATCTCTCTTTCAACAGTTCTTTTGATTCCTCTAACATTAGAAACTGGTTCGTCATCCAAGTATATGTACTTTCGCATGTCATTCTGTTCCATACTGACTTTTATTTTTCTATGTACAGTGGAAGTTCTACTCTAAAACTCGTGTTATATCCTTCAGGCGGATTTGTTAAATAAATTTCGCCGTCGTATCCAGCAACTATATCCTTAACAATTTTCAATCCCAAACCTGTACCCTGCAATTCATCTTCTTGAGAAGCATCCTGATCAACCGGTGTTGATGTTGTAAAGAAAGCATCAAAAATTCGTTCTTGATGCTCAACAGGAATCCCATCTCCATTATCCGAAAATTCTAAATAAACAGAACGATCATCAATGCCAGATTTTATTCTAATCTTACCTCTTTTTCTTGCTCTTCTGATTGCTTTTTGTGAATTAGTATATAAATTAAATAATAAGGAGGATAATTCCGATGAATGCATTGGAGGGGTTAATATATCGTATCCATCAATCACAGTTTCTATTACTATACCACGACGTTGCGCTGAGGATTCGATAGTGGCAACGAAATTTCGTATAACTAGCCGCAGATCTTGTGATGAAAGCTCGCGTAGTGCATTATCCGAAACAGCTCTATCAAAGTAATTAGCGTAGGTGCGAAAACTCTGGATATTAGAAAACAAATCCTCGGCAGTTTCTTTATCTTTTTGATCACTAAATACAACTTTAGATAATGCTCGCGCATTTACATAAGCAGCACTCAACAGTTGTCTTACTTCATGCGTGAATTCACCTATTACTAAGCCTAAACTTGCTAATACGCGTAACAAACCTAACTCAGCTATTAATTCATTACGTAAAATTTCCTGGTTATCAACAGCATTCTTGATTTCATCAGCTATGTCCGAATAATCAAAATCATCTTCACCATTAGTATGATTACTATTTTTAATTTTCACCAGTGTAATAAGCCGATCAGCAGCACCTTTTATAGCATTAAAATCCGATAAATTATTCTTTTCTTTATTCCAATTTATTTGCTCTCTTGACTGCTTTCTACCCCTAGCTTGGGCTACTTGCAACACCGCAGCTATTAAAACTCTATATGTGAGTTTGCGAAGCTCCTCAAAGGCAGCATTTTCAAGCAAACCTTCACGACTAGAGGTTTCATCAAACAGGAAACCTTGCCTGTCTATAAGTTCTACAAATCCGAAGAAATTACTATTACCATGAGGTGGCAAGAAAATTCGGCGGGCATAAGAATCATCTAGCTCAAGCCAATCATCGTTCTTCTCCCCGTAAGGTAATACTCGAAAACCATTTCGATAAATTCTGATACCACCTTTCTCTGTAGCGAGATTTCTCAAAGTTGCAGACATTGAGCGCGAGATCAACCCTGAATTCCAAATAAAATAATAGGCATTTATACTGACATTCTTTAAATGCTTGAATGGCTGAATATCAGCAATTTTCATTCTCTTTTCATATTCAAGCCTCTGCTCTAACATTCGTAATGACTTATCGTAATCTTCTTCAAAGTCATCTGAATCATATTCATTATATCCTCCCTCCGATTTCTCATCTTCGTTTAGGTCATCTTCTTCTGATTGCTCATCCTCTTCCACATTTGGGCCTATAGGTGTATCTTCAATATCAATTTCAAGCCTATCAGATTTCATTGACCAAAAGCCATTACCATTTGCATCAACATAGGCATCTATTCTTGCTAGTGCATGAGAAAATATTTCGGTTTCTTCGTTTGCAATTGTTCTTGCACTATTACCTAGCTTTTCTATTAGCTCCGTTTTAAATCCAGGATCTGCCTTTATATCATTTGAAGCCTGCTCTTCGTTTTTGTTGAGTTCTGTCCCAGTATGCAATGGATAAGGCTGTTGCAATTCAGAAACATATCGATACACACGCAATATTGCCTTCTCGCTCCACCCTTCCCTTAAGTCAGATATAATGAGGGTGGTACCTTCCTCCTTTTGCTTTTTCTCTAAAGTCTCTATGGTGCTGGCGATTGTTGTGAGTTCACGCCCTTGTGTAAAGGCCTCCCAGTCAATCTCAATTTTTAGAGCATTGCTACTATTTTTCGTCTGAGTAATAATAGTCAGCACTTTACCAAGCCGCTGGACAGCAAAACGCCCAATACCTTTACGCCCAGCTCGCTTACGGTTGTATCGTGTGGAGTATGGATGTACAACTTTATCATTAGAAGAAAGGCGCATAAATCCGGCAATAAGCTGGTCGCGCGTCATACCGAGTCCGTTGTCATCAATTATGAGAACTCCTCCTTCTTCTCGTGAGTCTTGGAAGGTCAACTGTACGAACGTCGCATCAGCATCGTAAGCATTCTTGATTAACTCAGCAACTGCAGTTTCTTCCTTGGCCACTAGCTCTCTACCTAGGCGGCTAATTATGCCTGCGTCTGTAGAGAAACGCACATGATCTGGGTCTTTCTGAGCCGTTTCAGCTGCTAGCTCAATAAGGCGGTTAAAGTCAGGTGTTTCGCCTTCCAGCGCTTCTGCGTATTCTGCACGAAGTCTCTCTATATCTAATGAACCATTCATAATACTTCATCTTTACGATAACCTATTCTTGTGTGTCTCAACCGTTTTAAGCCTGCTTCAATTGTACGCACTGCCAAGGAGGAAATCAACCCTTTCTCTATCAAAAAGGTATCTGCCCTTTTGCGCGCAGCGGCTCTATCTCCTGCCCGAAGGGCACCATCTATCTCACGAAAAGCCGCATCTACTCCCTCTAGCTGGGTTCTTCTAGGTATGATAACCGCAATACGCTTCGCTTCTGATGGCTCAATTTTGAGGGCACCATGCCCGTAGCTTCGACCTTCTACTTCAGCAGAGAACTGGCTGAATGTGCTCTGCAAGCTTATTGCAATTGCTTGTCTGATTTGTAATGCCACTTTCTGCTGAAAGAAAACCCTGTACACCGTATTCGTACAAGTTGCAGCGCTAGCGTTTAGAACTAGTACAGGTCCTTCCGTTTGCATACTTGAGAAGAAACCATCCGGCTTGCGGCCATCCCCAGGCTGGTGCCAGATAGAACGACGTATAAACGTACTGTTTTTTGCCTTCTCTTCTTCTGAGAAGGTTTGCAGATAGGCACTTAATTCTGCTGGCATTTCAACGTGGCCGCGGGTATTAACGAGCATGCACCGTTTTCCCCCATCCCGCATTTCCTGTAAGTCAGCATCTGATAATTCCAGCCCACGGGCTTGCTTAAACCGAGCTAAAATTGGCGTTAAAACACTATCCGCAAGGTTGAATTTCTGGGCCTGCTTGTTGTTCAATACAAAGAACTTATTAGCACCCGTAACAATCCCGATCTGTACGTTTGCGAAGTCCCCAAAGCGCCGACTGGTGGCTATGGCGAGTTGCCTGTTGTAAGCCTCCTTGGCGGGAAGGGGCGCGAGAGCCAATTGAGGCCTGCCTGTCCACTCACTCCCGACGACTGCTCCTAGTCCCCAGTGCGCTATAGTGCTTTCCAGTTCGGCAAGACCTTTAACTGACGTTAAGTTCATGACTTCACCTTCGCCCGTATTGTAGCCTTCACACAGTAAAACGACGCTACTTTCTTCCGTCCCTTCGCTGATAAAGATTCTATCCTCCAGCATGATGGCTAGGCTCCGACTGAAGCACGATTCAATCTTTGTACGAATGGTGGCAGAGTATTCGGAATACACAAAACTGCCAGGCAGTATCCACGCCACTCTGCCTGCTGTCTGGAGAAAGGAAAGGCTATGCAATACAAAATACATCCACAGGCTGGCGCGCCCGTTCATGGCCATTTCTTCATTTGCCATGACTGCCCGAGCCGCTGCGCGCTGAGAAGCCTGCATATTGTGCAGGGAAATATAGGGCGGGTTTCCAATGACAACGTTTGCCTTGGGAAAGGCTGTTGGCACGACCGTCAGAAAATCAGCTTGCTTGAAATGGGCCTCATCCACTTCCCCGACAAGTCGTTTGAGATACTCAAAGGCCTTATCATCTGGGGTGGTCTAGTGGAAACGGACAGTGAGCTAAGGTAGGGTGGTTTTCAGGTCTTGTTCAAATTGGTGGGGCGAGCGGTAGGCCAGGGCAGAATGGCGTCGGTCGAGATTGAAATAGGTGTCGAGGTAGTGCGCCACCTCCAGGCGGGCTTCTTCGAGGGAAGCGAACGCCGTGCCTGGGGGGAGCAGCTCGGTTTTGAGCGTGCTCCAACCGGCTTCGGCCTGGGCATTATCATAAGGGTTTCCAGGCCGGCTGAAGCTGGGCACGGCCCCGGCTTGGGCGATGCGGACCCGGCAAGCGGCGCTGGTGTACTGGCTGCCGCGGTCGGCGTGAATAATCAAGCCCGGCGCGGGTTGGCGCAGCGTCAGGGCCTGTTCTAACGCCAGCAGCACGAGTTCGGTCGGCATCTGGGCGGCCAGGTGCCAGCCGACCACGCGCCGGGAGCAGGCGTCGCGCCAGGTGGCCAGGTAGCACCAGCGCCCGCCCACCAAGGGTAGATAGGTAATGTCTCCGACCCAGACCTGGTTCGGGGCGGTGGGGACCGGCTGACCCAGCAGGCGGTTTTCGGCCACCACGGCCGCCGGGTCGGCCACGGTGGTGCGGGGCCGGTGCGGGCGGGTACTCAAGGCTTGTAAGTCGTGCCGGCGCAGCCAGGTGCGCAACGCGTAGCGGCCCACGGCGTACCCTTCTGCGTGTAACTCGGCCCGCAACCGCCGGGTGCCGTAGCGCCGGGCGTGGCGCGTAAAGGCCGCTTGCGCCGCCACTTGCCACGGCACCGGCGCGGCAGCCGGCCGTTGCCGCCACTGGTAATAGCCGGCCGTGCTTACGGCCAGCACCTGGCACAGGACCTGCACGGGCCAGGGCTCGGTGCAGGCGGCGATAAAGGCGTAGCGGCTCATGACTGAGGCGGTTGGGAGAAGATGGTCACGACTTTTTTTAAAATATCGCGCTCCATTTCCACGCGCTTGAGCGCGGCCCGCAGCTGCTTGATTTCGTCGCGCTCCGCGCTGCTGGGGACGGCGGCTTCCAGGGCTTGGCGTTGCCAGCGCCCCAGCAGGGCCGGTGAAATGCCCTGGGCACGGGCCACGTCGCTTTGCCGGGTACCAGCCGCTACTTGGCGGACGCACTCGGCTTTAAAAGCCGGCGTGTATTTCTTGCGGGTGGAGGGGTTTCCTACAGGATTCGATTTTTCAGTCAT